TACGAGTTCCCTGAATTACGGAGATTGGCCCTTGAACAATATAAATATTGGAATCCAGAAACAGTCATTGTGGAGGCAAAAGCATCAGGTTTACCTCTTACATACGAGTTAAGGAAGATGGATATACCAGTTGTTAACTTCACACCATCGAAAGGTAATGATAAGCATGCCCGTGTAAATGCTGTTGCACCTTTGTTTGAATCTGGTATTGTATGGGCACCTGAGCAGAAATTTGCAGAAGAAGTCATTGAAGAATGTGCTGCGTTTCCGTTTGGGGATCATGACGACTTGGTTGATAGTACAACTCAAGCGATTATGCGATTCAGACAGGGCGGTCTGATCGGTCACCCTGAAGATTATATCGACGAAAAAGTCGAACAACGTAAAAGGAATTATTATTAATATGGGTATAATTACAAAAGGCATGGGCGCAATCATGAAACTTAAAAAAAGCAGAAAAGTTTCTGATTTAAAAAAAGCTGGAAAAGTTCCAATAAAAAGAAAAACAATAGATAAATTTGGAAGAGAAAGAACAAACATAGATTATGTAGGTGGACCTTTAAAAGGTTTTTCATATAAACCTAAAATGCCTAGAAAAAGAGGACAGGGTAAATTGTTTGGTGAAAAATTTGAAAAACCAAAAAAAGATTTTAAGCAATTACAATTTAAATTTAAAGGTATGAATAAAGTAAATCCAGAAAAAAGATTAAAACAATCTATAAAAAAATCAGAGGTTAAATAATGACAATAATTACAAAAGGTATGGGTGCAATCATGAAATCTAAAATGAAAAAAGCTGGTGTTAAAAAACCAACTTTTCCGGGTCCAAGAGCCTCGGAGCTTTTGGATAAAGAATTTAAAAAAAGAATAAAATATCAAAAACCTGGTCCTGATGTAGTAGAAACCGCTGCAAGAATGCGTAAAGGTAAACCTGGTAAAAGTTTCATTGAATTAAATGAAAGAATTAATCGAAGTTTATTTAAAGGTAAATAATGGCAATAAGATTTGGAATGACAATAGCTGAAATGATCGCTCAACTCACGAAAGGATTTAGATCAGTTGCCGGTAGAAATCCTGATGGTTTAGAGAAAATAAAAATTCAACAAGAAGCTGTACAAAGATTTAAAGACATGAACAAGGTTGTCGATATGGAAGGTAAAGCTATCGATACATCTAAAGGTATTATGGGCGGTAAACAGATTCAAGACTCACCAGAGTTTGGTGAAAAAGTTAGAAGAATTTATGACGAAGCCAAAGGACCAGGTAAAGGTCAAGAGATGGTTGATGCACTAGGATCACCAGGTGCTAGAAGATCATACGAAACTATGGAAGCACAATTAGGTGTAAGATTATATGGTGATGAAACATTTGATGAAATATTAGAAATACAAAGAACAGGTAAACACCCAAGAGGTGAACCAAAAAAAGTTAAAGAAACAGAAGCAGAGATAGCTGCTAGAATGAGAAGAGAAAACAAAGAAGCTGCTGAGAGAATTAGAAGAAAACAAAAAGAAACAATGGATGACATGAAAGAAATTGAAGATCCAGAAGACATGGCAGAAGGTGGACGTATTGGTTACAAGGATGGACCTGATCAACCAGGTAGAAGAAAGTTTATGAAAATTATGGGAGGTCTCGCAGCTCTGCCTATAGTTGGTAAATTTTTTAAAGGAGCAAAAGTTGCAGCACCAGCTGCACAAGCTGTAAAAGAAACTGTTCAACAAGCTCCGTCGTATTTTTTTGACCTAGCAGCAAAAATTAAAATACTAGGTAAAGAATCAAGCACAGCTCGAAGAGAAAGAATGGTCGAGGTTAATTATAAAAATTACACATTAGAAGAAGATCTAGTAACAGGTGATATGACAATCATAAAACGAAAGGGAGATCCTGATTTTGCTTATGAAGAAGAAGTCATGTCACTTAGAAAAGGTCAAGCTGATGAAATGACAAAAGGTAAAACACCACCAGATGAATATGAAGAACTTACAGTTAGACCAGACGGAGAAGGTAAGATGAAAGATGTTGAAGATGGTATTGAGCCAGAAAGTATTCAAGAAATTGTAGAAGAAGTAGGACAAGGTGGTGGTAATCTTGATCAAAGAACTTTAGAAGAAATTGCACGAGGTAAACTAGCATCTGGTGGCGTTGCAATGATGTTAGGAGAATAATGACTCCAAAAGAATACAAACAGATGATGGACTACCTGACTCGATCAGGTATTCGAAAACAAATCAAGTTCGCATCAGATATCGCAAGACCAGATCCAAAACCAGAAATCAAAGAGATAGAAGCAATCAATGCATTTATGAGACGTAATCCACGAGCTGATGGTGGACGGATTGGTTTTGCTGATGGAACAACCTCTAAAACTCAAACTAAAATTTTTAAATATCCAAAAAAATATTACAACTCAAGAACTAAAAAAGTAGAAACAGTATATTCTAAAAATCCACCTCCAAGTAATGTTGGTGTAGTGAGCGACTTTAGCCGTGCAAAAAGTGAAGCATCGTTTAAAGCATTTGAAGACAAATTTGGTAAAAAACTTTTAAATAAAATGGCTCAATCACAATATGGTAAAAATTTTAGAGAGCTGGATAAAAATAATGAATTAAAATTTTTTAAAAACCAAGTAAATAAATATGAGGATTTTATAAAAGAAAATAAAAGATATCCAAATAAATCTGAAGCATACAGTATTGGTTTAAAACAAAGTGGAAAAAGAGCTTCACCTTTTACAGATGAAATAAAAAATAAAATTAAAAATATATATACTTCTGGTAAAGGGGGTTCTACTTATATATCTAAAAAACTAGCAGAAGAAGGAACTAATATTGATGATTCAACTATCAGAAGATTCTTAACTGCCGAAGAACAAGCAGGTAGATTAAAAAGACCAAAAAAATTTCAAACACAAGCGGCTGATCCAACATTACCTGCAGATAGATATAATATTGTTAGAGAAGTTACTGATAGAGATTTAAGAGGGTTTACAGTTGGTAGAAGTGGTGCTGAAGTTTTAGCTCCTAAAGGATCTAAATATAAAATAACTTTTAAAGCTGCAAGAACACCTGAAACCTCTAGAGTTCCTTTAGAGTATCAAGGTACTCAATACTATAAAACAAAAACTCAGGCTAATAACGCATTAAAAGGTTATAAAAAATTTTCTAAAGATTTAAAAAAAACAGGTAAAGCTGGAAGAAGTTTAAGAGATATAATACTTAGAGATATTTCTGATCCTAATGTTGAATCCGCGATACTTAGATTAAAAGAGGGAGAAGATTTAGCAACAGCTCATAGATTAAGTTATAAACAAGTTAAAAAGTTAGGTCAGTTATATAATATAGCTAATTTAGGTGTTGAAGATCCTGCAATTAATAGTGGTGCTATTAGAAGATTTGAAAATAAATTAGAAAGATTATATGAAGAACAAAGAAATTTAATTAAAACTGCAAAACGTTCTACTAATAAAAATTTACCGGTTCCTAAAAATCTACAAGATAAAATCGATTTAAATAATAGAAAAATATCAGCTGTTGTTGATTTAACAAATCAAAGAATTCAAGGAGTTTTAATTGATACAAAAACATTAAAACCATCTACGTATGGCATAAACTACATAAAAACTTACGGCATGGGTTTGTTAGAAAATAAAAATGTAAAAGATATTACTAATGCAGATTTAAATTTAATTGAATTAAACCTTCAAAATCAAATAAATAGAGAAAATAGATTAGGCGCAAAAACAGAATCTTTTTTAAGAGATAGACAACAACTATTAAAATACGTAGATGATTTAGCGAAGCCGGGTTTTTTATCTAAAATACCTGCTAAACTAAGACCATTAGCTTTAGGAACTGGATTAACAATAGGTGGTATATCAGCTGCAGCGGCAGCCGATGATAATTCGCAGTCAACAGGATTTACAACGGGAGAAAAAGCTGCTGGAGCCGCCGCTGCCGGTTCACTTGCAATTAAACCTGTTAGAAAGGCAGCTCTTAAAACTGTAGCTGCCGCACTAGGACCTCTTCCTGTAGCGGCTACATATCCAGCATTTGGTTTTGATATTAAAAATCCTATTGATAGATTAATACTTGGAGCAGAACTCGCCGGTGCACCTTCTTTGGTAAAAGCATCACTATCTGCAACAGATAAGATAAAAAATCCTTTACTGAGAAAAGCAGCACAATCAATCACTGTTGGAAGCCCTAAATTAGCTTTACGTTTAGCAAGAATAGCATCACC